GTTTCAGCTAAATATTTATCTCCTTTAGGAAGCGAAGATAAATAAGTTGCAGCGGCTTGATACTTTGTTTGTTCTTGGGTTTCGCGTAAATCTTTATCTGTTCCTACAGCTGCTATACGACTTGCTTTACTAGCGGCCCCCATGTCTTGGAGGCTTTTTAAATATTTCTCACCAACAGCAAACGCTTCTGGTGTTGTAATTGAACGGTACAAGGAAGGCGCCGTAGGCGCAGGCATTATTACTGTAGGTGCGGTTGCTTTCTGACTTCCCATAAGTACCTATTTTTTTACGTGGATCTCTATACTGATATTACTACTAATAAACTGCGCCAGGTGAGTCACCCCTACTGCCCCAAGCGGCATGAAGACGAGGAACAAAATCAACTCAGCGTAAGTGATGGTCTTTTTCATGAGGAGGAAAACCCTTTACATATGGCCCAGTTTAACGAACTATTAGCCAGTATGTCTACAAAGATTATGCATTCATTAATGACTCAGCAAGAAAAACAAGTAGCAAAAGCTTTTTGGGAGGCTTGTAATTATGGAGGTAGACCGAAACCAGGGGATTTAAAAAACATGGAAGACAAGAGAATTTATTACGAATGGGTTCTACGGCTTGCTCATTTAAAACAATGTGACAAGTTCTTAAAAAACGTTAAGATACCTATAGAAACGTAATAGCACCCCATGTTGGCGGATTATCTGGTTGAAGAAGGGGAGTTACCGGCCTTACCGCCAGTAAAAAAACCTTCTATTGATCCCAATAAATACGTAAGCTATAGGTTTAACGGTTTAAATATTTCAGAAGTCACAATTGAGAACAGCAAGGAAAAATTAGTCTCCTCGTTAGCGGACCAGGTTGAGATGTTTATACCACCATCTGGTAGTTTTGAGGACGCAGACTTAAAAAGGTATTTAGAACTTGTTTGTAGTTACGAAACATCTACAAATGATTTGGTTCTTGGGCTATCACTTGCAGATCAGATAAGAATTTGTTTTAGTGATATGGTACCAGCAAAAATATGTGCTAAATTTCCCGACATTGACCTTGCAACAAAACGGCGATATAGGTGCGTTGCAGAATACTTGATTCGGCAAGAAGAATTAATAAAAATGAGGGACGAATCTGGGAAATTAATTAAAGAAGTCGGTAATCTCGGTAAAATGGTAGTAATCTATAGGCCGCTACCTAAAATAAGAGAAACATTAAAACGCTCAGGGCTGTTTGCATTTATAAAACAGACCCCAGGGGTAACCGAAACCAAATAACTTTTCGGTTATCCGTCCTATTTTTTATTTTTTCTTTGTTATTATCTCTATTAACTTACAACTTCAAAAATGACTAACTACAGAAAACAAAAACTAGACAAACTAGCTGGAAACACACCAACCGAAACGGAACGTGTCCTGACTAAGCTTGTCATTGAAAGAGTCTGTGATGACATGTGTGATTTTTATGATCGGTTTTATTATTTTGAAGGGCCTGGAGCTATGGTTTACGTCCCAACGGCTAAAGAAGAGAAGAATTCAATGTTTTACATGCCGGTTGCAGCACTAATTGCAGCCAAAGAGGACTTCCAATCAAAAGATATGGATGGAGTTGCCGAGATAATGCGTAAAGCTATTATTAAAGCTGAGACACTTGACTTAGAGAAAGAAGCTTTATTTATTATTCAAGACCCACAGCATATGTCGTTACTGAATTATAAACGTGAAAAAGGTGTTGCTGACCTTGTTCCTACATGAGTTATTACAAAAACCTACCTCGACATTTATTTCTTACAAGAATTTTACGAATTGAAGAGGACTGGTTAACTCCTGTTGAATATTTACCTTATATATACGCTTTACTTGGTGACATTGACTTAGACCCCTGCACAACTGAACACGCCAATAAAGAATATTTACGTGCAAGAAAGATCTACACATTAAAAGAAGACGGTTTAAATACTAACGAACAGTGGTTAGGAAAAACATATTTATTCCCTCCTACATACGGACGTTGCTCTTTTAATAAACAACGCGGTACATGGAGGTGGGGATTGAAAGGAGGCCACACCGGGAAGTCCCCCTCTTCTATTTGGTTTAAAAGGTTAGAAAAAGAATGGAAACTTCGTAATGTCTCAGAAGCTTTATTTTTTTCTACTAGCCATGAAATATTAAGGAGCTGTCCAGACATATGGAACTATCCAGTGTGTATACCAAAAGATAGAGCAAGGCTGATACACGGTAAATTTATGAAAGTCTTAGGTGCCCCATTTACGTGGGGGTTTTTTGTTTACTTACCTAGTACGGATTTAGGTTTTAATCAAATTGAAAGGTTTCAACAAATTTTTTCTAATATCGGTAAAGTCATCTGTTAAACAAGCTAGCGCGGAAGGCGTTTCTAAATCCATAGGTAACGTCACCCGGTCCCGACATAATAAACCTTCCTTCATCTTCACCGTCTGAAGCTGCGTTTTGTTTAATTAAATCTTTTGAATTGTTTATATACCTAGTTAAGAACCTTTTACCAGAGGTATTGTCGGACACACTTGAACCATTAGGACCATCGGTTTCCTCATACCGATTATCAACGTCATAATCCTGACTTGTTTCTAATTTCATGCTAGTATTTGGGCAGATACACTTACTGCCGTGATTACTTTTCAGTCTACTCCAAGTGAGGATACCATCTCATTCGACTCTTCTAATCCAGGTTGCAATTTTTCCAGCCGTAGTTTTGACTGGTATGCAGACAACAACTGGGAGACAGAAGCTAGCGATAATTTTTTTAAGCCTGACTTAAAAGAACTTGGTACAGATAACGTGCATGGGCCAGCACACTACACAAAAAACGAAGATATAGAGTGTATAGAAGCAATTAAAGCAGCATTAGGAACTGAAAAATTCCGTGGCTACTGTCAAGGTAATGTAATAAAGTATGTGTGGCGTGCTGACCACAAAAATAATACTTTAGAAGATTTAAAAAAAAGCAGGTGGTATTTAGATAGGCTTATTGCTTCTCATGAAAATAATTAAATAGTTTTACTAGAACCAAGGCAACCTTGTTCTTGGTTCCAGTAACGCCAGAAACGCCGTAAAGTTTCTTGGGATGGATCAAGTTCAAGTAATTTGCGTTCTAAATATTCAATTGCTTTTACTTGATTCGGCGTACCTAGATAACTTTCTCCTATGTTTAAAAGGCATTGATTAAGTTTGCATTTATGCTCAAACAATAATGGTACCTCTTTGTCAGGTGCCATGTACATGTTGAGCTCAACGCGGCGGCGTTCTTTTAACTTATTGTCAGCACCAAAATAAATTGAATTTATTAATGGGCTCCACTCCTTAATAATTAACTTCTTACTGGCGTAAGAGTTTATTAATTCAAGTAAATAAGATTCTTTAAAAGCAGCTAGACCTACGCTATGTGCATAACTTAATAGTGCAGATCTTTTTTTACTGTTTAAACTTACAAGTACGTATGCTTGCACTTTCTCAGCAAAAGGTTTTAGATCTTCTACTAATTGCTTGTTTATTTCTTTTGTTGTAGCTTTAGTCTGCCAATTAACTGCATGATTTCTAATTCTCCCACTGTCATACCCAATCTTATAGTGATCAGATCCTTGTTCTTTATAGCAACCAAAACGCCCGGAACCTAAGTAAATTCTGGGCGTTGTATATAATTGTATTAATTTTATACCGTCTTGATTAAAAAATAAGGGTAAGGTTTCCTTATGGGACAACAACGCTGCCGTTGTAGGTGACTTCTGAGTACCCATCTAATTCCAGTAGGACGATGTAGTTTTTGGTTGCATCTGTTACGGTAACAGCAACTACGCCTTTACTGCGGCCATCCTTTGCTATGTTAGCAAAAGTTTTGTACCCTGCCGGTGCAGTAGAGCCGTTGTAGACATCCTCTTGAAAAATCTCCATGGTATTGACACCATTACTTCTGTCTAACGTAACTATTAGACTACCTGTATTAGCTGGATTAACACGGAAACCCCTAATGTTCAAGCCAGTGGTTGTGGATGCAGACGTTGTTCCTTGGTAGGTAACTTCACTTCCAGCATTAACAAAAAAGTTGTCAATGGTCCCTTTGATTGTTCTGGTAGGCATGGTAATTACGAGAGTTGGCTTTTTGTCAGGTAGTTAAACTTAATTTCAGCGTCTATGCCGTGTTCTTTCATAATACCAAAGAACAACTGTTTGTCCATCATTTTTTGATGAAGCATGTCAATAAACGCTTCTTCTAGTTCATCTCTGTCAAGTTGTTTTAAGCTTAGCGCAGCAGCATGTAGAGCAAACTGTGCGTCCACTGGTAGCTCTAAGGCGTTAGTGTCCATCGGCTCTCCAACTTATACTGTTATTTTAGCAGTTCTAAGTTGCTTTGTCGCCCGCTCTTTAGGATAAACCAGAGTTGACCCTTGTTAACGTCTTACCTTTACCAAGGCGTTCCATACTTGTTTGGTAAGAACGTAATCCATTTTTGCTCCATTGCTTGTTTAGACATATTGTGCCTAAAGCATAGGTGCTTCCAAAGATTAATCCTGATAAAAGGATAATAGCAAACACTTGCAAACCCGCTTTTAAACTACTATATTTTAAGCAACCCTACACTCAGGACACAGTGATTGAAAGTACCGTAACAACTGAGTTTATAAAGGCGGCTGTTGCTGGCGTAAGTAAAACTCAAGTAATTCGTTACTTTAAAGAAAAATATAAATTTACCAATAAAGACATTGAAGAGCTTGTAGAATCCTGTTCTTTTAACAAGAAACCAAAAAGAATTAATTATAATTTATTTTCTAATCGACCAATAACAAAAACAAAACAAGATATAAGATTTCCTTTTACTCAGATTTTTATACATAAGAATTTTTTATCATCAGAAACATGCAAGCAACTGATAGAGCTAATTAACGATAGGTCAAGGCCATCTACAGTTGCCAATCCAAATGATCAAGTTGTTGTGTCTGACTATAGGACAAGCAAGACAACTGATTTGCATTATTTTTATTCAGTATTTTTAAATCAGTTAGACTGGAAAATTTGTCACTTTATGGACTTAGAACCATTTACTGGTGAAACATTACAAGGGCAAAGTTATTTACCTGGTGAATATTATAAGGAGCACCATGATTTTTTTCATCCAAAAACAAAAGAGTTTTCTATATATACAGAATGGATGGGGCAACGCACATGGACTGTTATGTGTTATCTAAATGATGTAGAGGAAGGGGGAGAAACTTATTTTAAACATTTAAAACTAAAGGTTAAACCTACAGAAGGAACTGCTGTTATTTGGAATAATCTATATAGAAACGGTATGCCTAATTATAAAACACTTCACGAAGCATTACCACCGATAAGCAACAATAAATATGTGATTACTAAGTGGTTCAGGTCTTGGCCATTAATTTAATTAGCGGAAATATTAAATTTAACTGTTGCGTTAGGACCGCCGCTTTCACTAATAAAATTAGCACGTATTTTTTTTACTGGAAACCCACTGACATTATATGCATAAGTACCATTTGCAGTAATTTTCTCAGTACGCATTACACCAAAATTTATACCGTCAAGACTACCCTCTAAATTAACATCAACGTGGGTATGTAGACTATTAACTATAACAACAAATGTATAATTACGTGTGGACAAATAGTTTGTAATATAAACGTCAACAGAATCAGTAACCCCAGGAGCGGTAAGTGTCGGGAAATCAAAAAATACCGTTTGTTGATAACC